CGAAGAAGCGCGCCTCTCCTCGGCCGCCATCGACACCTTCGTCGACGTCCTCGGCGGTCGTCAGGCGCTCACCGACGCCCTCGCGATCGCCACCGATCACCCCGAGGTCGAGCAGGTCGTGAGCCTGCTGCTCGATCCGCGCTACGACGATCTCCCCCTGCGCCGGCTATGTGGGCTGGCCGGGCTCACCATCGCGGATCTGTTCGCCGCCTATCGCAAAGCGATGATCGTCCGCGCGCACGTCCAGGCCTACCAGGCGATCACGACCCGTCTCCTCCCCGTGGTCGAGGACGTGATGAGCCGCGCGGCGCCCTACGAAGTCGGCTGCGGAGGCTGCGGGGCGACGGGCCAGATCACGGAGCCGGGCGAGAAGGGCGAGCCGCCCTCGATCGTCGTCTGCCCCACCTGCGCCGGCCGCGGACGCGTCCTGCAGCTCCCGGATCTCGATCGTCAGAAGCTCGCGCTCGAACTCGCCTCGCTGATCTCCCGTGCCGCCGGCGTGAACGTCGTCCAGGCGTCGCAGACCACCCTGACGCTCGCGGAGGCGGGGGCGGCGAGCGGCGCCGGCAAGGGGACGCTCGAAGCGGTCCAACAGGCGGTGAGTGATCTCTTCAGTCGTACGCCGGTTGTGATCGAGGTGACTCCGACGACCGTCGAGGGGACTGCGGCGGCGACCGAGGCGGCTTCAGAGGCTTCAGAGACATCGGCTGTCAGTCATCCCCCGACAGCCCCGCCCGATTGACCGGCGTATACTCCTCTGCATGGAGCACCTCGCGCTCCTCGCGCTGCAGGCCACCGACCCGGTCGCCTCCACGCCCTTCCTCCAGTGGGCCGCGACGCTCGGCGTGGGCGGCGTCCTCGCCCTGGCGATGTTCTACGTGTACCGCAAGGACATGTCGCGTTACGTCGATCTCTGGAAGGGGCAGTCCGACGCCCTCCTCCTCGTCGTCAAGGAGAACGTCACCGCCGTAACCGCGATGGCGGTCCTGATGGAAGTCATCCGCAACGAGCTGCGCGACGCGCAGGCCCGGCGGGGCGAGATCGAACGGCGCGATCCGAACGGTCCGCTCCCGACCCCGGATCACCCCGCCCCGCCGGGGCAGACGCCGATCGTCGACAAGATCATCAAGGGGCGGTAGACTCCCCAGGCGGAGGTCCCGATGGAAGCCACGCTCATCCTCGCCGCGACGCTCGCGCTCGCCGGGCTGGTCCAGATCATCGTCGTCCTGGCCGTCCTCGGGGTGGTGCTGTACTTCCTCTTCACCTACGTCCCGATGCCGGCCCCGATCAAGACTCTGATCCTGGTCCTGGTCGTGCTCGCCGCCTGCGTGTGGCTGCTCGGGCTGGTCGGGCTGATGTGACCCCGCCCCCGCTCCGACGGACGCTCCCGCCGCCCCTCTCGCGTACGGCCCTCTTCGCGTGGCTGGACGCCGAGCTGCGCGCCGGGCGGCTGACCCCGACGCAGTACGATCTCCTCTGGGCGTACGCGGAGGCGGCTGGGGATCCCGTCCCGCCCCCCGGCCATGTATCATCCTGACGTCGTCGCCGCGCGCGAGTCCGCCCTGCTCCGCTCCTCCGAGGCGCTCGCCCGTCTCTACCCGCACGGCCTCCAGATCTACCCGGTCGCCGAGACGCGCGATCGCACCCGGATCCTCGCCGCGCTCCAGACGCCCAAAGGGCTCTCCCGCTCGCTCACCCCGGAGGAGGATCACTTCATCGCGACGACCCGGCTGCGGGTGATCCTCGACTACCAATATTTCGCGGCCTCGTTCATCGTGATCGATCAGGAAGCCCGCGGCCTCCGCCCCCTCTTCCCCCTCTGGGAGTCGCAGCGCTTCACCCTCGATGTGCTCGGAGGGCTGGAGAAGGACCGCCTCGCATCCGGCTATCCCGACGGCCTCCTCCTGAACATCCTGAAAGCGAGACAACTCGGCGAAAGTACCCTGGCGGAGAGTCTGCTCGCGCATCGCCTGCTGACCCGATCGCACGTCCGCGCGCTCTGCGGGGCGGATGTGGAAGATCAAGCCGGGTACCTCTTCCGGATGGTGGGGCGGATCTACGACCACCTCCCCTGGTTCCTCCGCCCCTCCCGGTTCCCCTTTGTGAAGAATCGCGAGATGGGATTCTCGAACGGCTCCTTCCTCAAGACCGCCTGGGGCAAGTCCACCCGCGGCGCCCTCCAGGCCGTGAGCGGAGCGGAAGGCTCCAAAGGCGCGATCGGCCGCGGCCAGACCTACAGCGTCGTGCACATCAGCGAGCTGGCGACCTGGGAGAACCCCGAGCAGCTCGACACGGCGCTCTTCCCGACGATCCCGATCCACCCCGAGACGCTCGTCATCCTAGAGTCGACCGCGGAGTTTGCGGGGGATTGGTGGCACCAGCACTGGCAGACGGCCGCCGAAGGGCTCGGGCGCTTCACCAACGTCTTCATCCCCTGGGGGGTGGAGCCGCAGAAATACTCCCTCCCGGCGCCGCCCGACTGGACCCCCTCCCCCCAGACGCTCGAAATCGCCGCGAAAGCCGAGCGCGAACTCCACCGCTGGCTGGGACACGCCGTCTCCCTCTCGCGCGATCAGCTCTACTGGTACGAGACCACCCGCGCCTTCTACACGCGCAAAGGCGAGCTGGGCGCCTTCCTGAAGGAGTACCCCTCCGACGACCAGGAGTGCTTCCAGTACGCCGGCAAGGCGATCTTCACCATCGAGCAGCTCGATCAGATCGACGCCGCCGGGTCGCGGCGCCGCCTGCAGGATGTCTGGGCGGTCGAGCCCGCGCGCGAGATCGCGGAGCTGCGCCGGCTCGCGCCCCTCCCCGAGACGCTCCACCCGGATCCGCAGCCCTCCGCCCTGCGCCGCCCCCCGCCGCCGCTCGCGCCCCGGCTGGGATCGATTACCGCCTCGTCGATCGCCGCCGAAGCCTATCCCGTCCCCCCTGGGTACGGCTTCCGCCGCCTCGCCGCCACCGATCTCGCCGCCCTCCCCTCCCTCCGGGCCTCGGTCCTCGCGATCTGGGAATACCCTCGCCCTCGCGGTCGGCGCCGCTACGTCCTCGGCGTCGACGTCGCCGACGGCCTCGGGCAGGAATACTCGGTCGTCTCGGTCGTCCGCGAGCCCACCATCGACGAGCCCGCCGAGGAAGTCGCGCAGTACGTCAGCAATCTCGTCGACACCAAGCAGCTCGCCTTCATCGTCGACGCGATCGGGCGCTTCTACGCCGACGAAGACGGGATCGAAGCGATGGCGGCGATCGAGACCAATAGTCACGGGCTCGCCACCCAGGACACCCTGCAGCTCCACCTCGGCTACTCCCATTTCTACGTCTGGGAATACGCCGACGCGCGCGACCCCGACCACCGCTACTCGACCAAGATCGGCTGGTACACCTCCCCCCGCTCCCGCCCGATCCTCCTCACCTCGTTCCGTGACGCGGTGATCACCGTGGATCCGATCTCGTCGCAGCCCGACTTCATCCTCAATTCCCCGACGACCCGATCGGAGCTGCGCCACTTCATCACGCCGGATCTGCTCGCCAACGCCGAGCACGCCCGCGGCCAGTTCGACGACGCGATCTTCGCCTCCGCGATCGGTTACTATGTCGCCTGGCGGCTGGCCGGCGGGGAGGCTGAGCCGATCGCGGAGAAGCGCCGGCGCCGTGCGGCGATCCGGCAGGGCGAGGAGGCCCGGATCGCCGCAGGGGGACACGCCGTCGCCGCTCCCGACTGGCGCAACACCCCGACGACGGCCGCCGAAGCCGACGCCCGTCTGGAGGCTGATGATGAGTTCGCCGACGACCTCACCGACGGAGGAGTCACCGCGCTCCACTTCGACGCCCGGACCCGCGAATGAAGGGGGAGGGTCGCCGACCCCGTCCACCCCGGCCGCCTCGGTCGCCCCCTCGGGCCTCGCGCGCCTGCGCGTCCGCAAGACGCCGCCCCTCTTGACCGCCGTCCGTCTGGTCGCGCCCCAGACGGTCCGCCTCGTCGACGGGACGACGCTCTCCGCCACCACCGGCGACTGGCTGATTGCCACCGGGCAGACCCTCCTGGATGTCGTCCGCGCGGCAGCCTTCCCCGGTCCTTACGAGGTCGTCGTCGATCAGCAGCGCGTGCTCAGCCCCGACGACCGCCATCAGATCGAGGCGGTCGCGGGGATTGGATCGACCGACTCCCCCGCCGCCCTCCTCGCGGCGATCCGTCGCCTCGCCTCGATTGCGATCGGCGGGGTCGACCTCCCCTTCACCCCGGGACAGCTAGAGGAGCTGAAGCACCGCGCCGAGAAGCGCGGCCGGACCGTCGCGCAGGAGATCGAGGCGGTCGTCGCCCGGATCCACGACGAGCTGTTCTGGCATAGCTGACAAGGAGGAGCCCGATGGCGAAGCGTCCCACTCCTGATCCCGAATCTGGCGATCCCCCGGCGACCGATCCGATTCCGCCGCTCGTTCCGCCGCTCGACGCCCCCGGAGGCGCGACCTCTGCAGGGACGCCGTCTTCCGCGGACGCGCCCCCCACGGGGAAGGCGACCGGCCCCTCCCCCGCGACGGAGCCTCCGCCCCCGCAGCCGCCCGCGGTCCCCGCGCCTCCGCCCCCGGCGCCTCCCGCCTCGGTGACGCGCCCGACCATCGCGCCGCCCGGATCCCAAGGCGATCTCTACAAGTCCTGACGGCGGGAGCAGAGATGGGGAGGAGACGGATGGGCGCAGGAGGCGGAGAAGGCGGAGGAAGCGGAGGAGAGAAGGACGCCGCGATGGAGCACACCACGATGGAGGGGCTCAGACCGGGGCGGATCGTCTACTACGTCGTCAGCGAGGGCGCGGTCGCGGCGATCGAGCACGATCGCGCCATCCCGCCGCGCACGCATGCCAATCCGGTGGCGGTCGGCGACGTCTACCCCGCGATGGTCATTGGACTCATCGGCTGGGAGGATCCCGCCGCGCACGTCAACCTCAAGGTCTTCCTCGACGGCGATGACACCTACTGGGCGCTCTCGGTCCCCTACAGCGAGACGCACCGCGCGGGCACGTGGCACTGGCCCGGGTAAGGCGTAGGGAAGGAGGCGCATCCTGCCGCTCCACGATTACTTCTGCAGCGTCTGCGGCCAGATCGCCGTCGACGTCTATCGCCCGGCGGCGGTCGGCGCCTCCGCCGTCCCGCCCCTCCACTGCGCCCGTCCCATGTCCTGGATCCCGCAGACCCGCGCGATGGACATCGGCGGGGTGAAGACCGCCGGCTTCCGGGGCTTCTACACGACCGACGGCCGCGGCGATCGGGTCTTCGTCGACTCCCTCCGCAAGCTCCGGCAGGTGGAGCGCGAGGCGGAGCAGGCCTACCGCAACGGCGAAGGGCAGCCGATGGTCTTCCGCCGCTGGGCGCAGGACCCGTCCAACGCCGACCTTCCGACCCTCAGTAAGTCGTACGCCGGCGGCGAGCAGCCGACCCCGGAGGCCAAGCACCGCTTCGGCGCCACGGCTCAGCGGCACCCGGAGGAGCCGGAGGGACGGGTGTTCGGCCCCGGGGTCGACCTCTCGAACGCCTCCGCCCTCCCTGACGCCCCGACTGGATCCTGAGATGGAGCCCTCCGCCGATCTCGCGCTCCTCGCCGCCGATCCCGAGCCGATCTTCGTCGAGTACGCGAAGACGCAGCCCGAGTACCAGACCCTCCCTGCGCTGGTCTGGCGGGACGGGCGGATCCTGACCGAGTGGATCTTCTCCGAGGAGGAGCGCGCCCGGGTCGCGCGTGGGGAGAACCTCCAGCTCTGGATCTGGACCTTCGGGCAGCCGCTCCAGCCCGTCGCGCTCGCCGTCACCGACGAGCACCACGGCTGAGGGAGGATCCGCCATCGCTGATTTCTCTGCGTCCGGCGTCCTCGACCTCCCGGCGACCACCGCCGAGTCGCTCGAAAAGGGCGATCCGCGCGTCCTCGGCTGGCTCCGCGAATGGATCCAGGAAGGCGACCTGATCAACCGGTCCGACCCCTCCTACGACGGGATCGAGCGCGCCTACCAGTACGTCGTCGGCGAGCAGCTCTCGGCCGAGCAGCGCAAGCTCAAATACCTCCCGCAGGTCACGATCAACGAGACCCGCAAGGCGATGCAGGCGCATGTCAGCGCGATCACCGACTTCAAGCCGGTGGTAGGGTGGAAGGGGCCGCCGGAGTCGCAGGCGCAGGCCGACCTCCTCAACAAGTACCTCCTGGTCGAGTGGATCACCTTCATGCTCGACCTCGATCTGGGCGACACGGTGAAGTACTCGCTCGCCGGGGGAACCGGCGACCTCGGGATCGATTGGAACCCGCACATCCCGCTCGGCGGCGGGCACCAGTTCTCCGCGCGCGACTGCCGCGACACCCTCCCCCTGCGCCCCCCGCCCGGCTCCCGCTCGATCCAGGACTGGGAAGGGGTCTGCCTGCGCGAGGAGCACTCGGTCAACGTCCTGCGCGGGATGTATCCCACCAAGGCGCACCTCTTCCGACCGGCGACCGAGACGGCGCTGGGCAAAGTCATGGGCCGCTTCCGCTCCGGCCTCTCGCGGCTTCTCACCCCGGCGGATCCCCTCGATCAGATCGCCTCGGGCACCGCCGCGACCGCCCGCCGCCCGCGCCGCGGCTCGATCGTCCTCTACCGGGCGTACTTCCAGGATCGCACGCGCAACCTCACGGGGAAGCCGATCCCGATGGGCACGCCGGGATCCAACTGGGCCTACGTCGTCAAGCCGGGGGAGCCACTCTACCCCCGTGGGCGGCTCCTCGTGGCCACCGACGACCTCCAGGTCAGCGACGGTCCCAACACCTACTGGCACGGCCTCTACCCCGTCTGTCGCCTCCGCCTCTGGTCGGTCCCGTGGCAGTTCCTCGGCGTCCCCCTCTTCAACGATCTCCTCCCGGTGCAGGACGCGATCAACGAGACCGTTCACGACGCCCGCCTCGGGATCCGCCAGTGGGTCGATCCCGACATCACCTACAACCGCAACGCGGTCTCCGAAGCGACCATGAAGCTGATGGACCCGCGGCGCCCCGGCAAACGCGTCAAGACGATGCCGGGGTTCGGCTCGCCGTGGCAGAAGGAAGACGGCCCCTCCGCCCAGGTCCTCTCGATGTGCCTGGAGCTGTGGACGCAGCTGACGACGAAGTTTACGGATCTGGCGGGTACCGCGAACCTCACCGCGCTCCTGCAGCTTCGGCAGATGCCCTCCGCCGACACCATCCAGAAGTACTACGAAGCCCTCACCCCGGAGATCCGCGCCGAAGCGCGCAACGTCGAAGCCTTCCTGCGCGACTTCGCGCAGATCATGAAGGTGAACTACTTCCAGTTCCTCAGCAAAGCCAAGCGGGTGCAGATCCTCGGCTCGGCGGGGATGAGCCTCGCCGACTTCGACTTCGACCCGAACACGCTGGTCCCGGCGAAATCTCCCGGTCAGGACGGCTACACCCCGGAACTCGATCCCGCGCTCACCACCCGGGACGAGCGGGCGGAATTCATCCATCAGTCGCTGCAGTTCATCGTGGCGCCGAATAGCGTGTTGGCGATGGACGCTTCCGAGCGCAAGATGATGCGCTTCCAGCTCGCGCGCATGGGCTACTACGACTTCTGGTCGCTCCACGAGACGCTCGAAACGCCCAACGTCGGCGCCCCGCCGGCGATCCCCCTCCCTCCCCTGGAGCCACCACCCCCTACCGTCCTCCCAGGCCTCCTCCAGCAGGCGATGGCCAATCCGGCCGCGCTCGCGATGATGGGGCAGGGCGGCGCGCCGCCGCAGTTCCAGGATCCCGATACGGGGCGGACCTTCACGATCGACGTCGCCTCGGGGCAGCTTCTCGAACTCCGGATCCCGACCACCATCACCGAGCGGCTGCAGGCGCAGTCCCTCCTGGGGATCGGGCTGACGCAGAACCCCGCCGGCCGGAAAGCATCGGGACAGGCGCCGCCCCAGCAGGAAGAGAAAAGCGACGGGCGGTCCACGGTGACGGAAAGCGAGAAGTAGCCGGGTGGCGATCTCCCTCGACGACCTGAACCGGGTGACCCTCCGCGAGGTGTTCAAGCCCTTCGCGGAGCGGACGATGCGGGAGATCGGCATTCCGCTCCCGACGCCGTGGACTCCGTCTGACGAGGAACTCGGCCGGCTCGCCGACGCCTATGCCCGCGCCGCCTGGGCGCCCGAGGACGCGGACGCCGCTGACTCGGAGGCTTGACAACCCTTCCATTTGGCGCGATCCTCCCCGGCTAGTGAAGCGCAAGGCGAAGCCTTCCCCGTCCTCCTCAGCGACGTCCTCCCCCTTCCCGACTGGTCCATCCCTGCAGAAGGAGCGCGAGTACCGCGACGAAGACGATCACCGCACGATGTCGCGCGCGGCCGAGATCACCGGCGACCGCTCCCGGATGGCCGGGGTGCGCCGTCACCAGAAGAAAGCCTCCCGCTCGCTCTCCACCGTCGGGCGGATGATCGGCGGGCACCGATGAACGCCTCGCGCGCGACCCGAACCGTCCCGCGCCTCCCGCTCGCGCGCCAGACGATCACCCAGCCGGCGAAGTCGCCCCCGCCCTCGGGGAAGCGCCCCCGCGGACGGCGTCTCTCGAAGGGACGCCGCTGATGGCCGGCCTCCTCCGCCGCGCCGGCCGTGCGCTCGGTCAGGAAGTGAACAAGGAATACGGCGACGTCGTGATGCGAACCGCCCCCGAGCGGCTCACCATGCCGGACACCTCTGCGCAGATCCCCCCGGCGCCCGTGAAGCGGATGGCGCGTCCTTTCCGAGCCGAAGACCCCGCGCTCAGCAAACCCCGCCGCGAGATGGTCGGGACCTCGGGACGCTCCTCCACGAAAGGACGGCGCTGACATGGCGGACGAGAAGGGCGGTCCGCGCGTCCCCTCCTACCCGACGCCCCCGATGGCGCCGCGGAAGAAGATCGCGCAGCCCCTCCCCTCGCAGTTCTCCGCCGATACCGACGTCTCGCGTCCGGGCGGACCGAAGACCTCCGCCCGCGATCTCGCGCTCAAGTCCCGCGGCCCGATCCGCCCCTTGACGAAGCCGAGGCGCTGAGGAGACTGAGGCACTGACGATGGGCTATCAAGGCTTCAAAGCCGTCGAATCCTCGGTCGCGAAGAACCCGAAGGTCCGCGACCCCGGCGCCGTCGCCGCCTCCATCGGGCGGAAGAAGTACGGCGCGTCCCGCTTCCAGAAAGCCGCCGCCTCGGGGACGAAGATGCGCGGCCTGGCGAAGGCGCGGTAGGCCTGCCCGTGCCGATCACCTCCGTCGAGCAGGCGATGCACGAGTACAAGGCGGGCTCGCTTCACTCGGGCAAGGGCGGCCCGAAGGTGACCTCTCGGAAACAGGCGGTCGCGATCGGCCTCTCCTCCGCACGCCGGGCGGGGAAGAAGGTCCCGCCGGCCAAGCGATCGATGATGACGAGCCGGCGGTAGGCGTCGCGAAGGTCCAGGAGGCACGTGATGGGACTGTTCGGATCGATCGGCAACGCGATCAAGAGCGTCGGCGGCGGGGCCACCCGCGCGATCGGCGGCGCCATCGGCGGCGTCGCGCGACCCATCGGTCGGGCGGTCGGAGCGGTCACCCCGGGCCGAGGCCCCGGTCGCACGCCCACCCCCACCCAGAAGCTCCCGAACGGACGGGCGATGATGGGACGTCGCTGATGTTCCCGCCCCTCCCCGCGCGCGGCCCCGGCGGCGGCCCGATGACCGGCGCCTCCGCCGACAGCTCGGTCCTCGACGGTCCGCCGCCCTCCCCGACCGCGATGGGGCAGGACCCCTCCGCCCCCCTCCCGATGCGGGGGCTGGCGCCGCCGATCGCCTCGGGCCAGATGCCCCCGGAGGTCCTGACCGGTCTGACCCAGTCGGCGCAGACCATCTCGCAGATGCTCGACAGCTTCGCGCAGGTGACCCCGGACAAGGCGACGCAGCTCGCCCTGATCAAGGATCTCCTGCAGCAGTATCTCGCGGATCTGATGGTGGCCGGCGCCGGCCCCGTCAGTCCGACGTCCGCCGGTCCCGCCTTCCCCGGAGGCGGAATCGACAAGGGCATCGCCGGACCGGGGAGTGTCTGATCGCGTGAGGCGCTGGCCCCGGATCCCCGGGAGGCGCTGGCCGCGTGATCAGGGAGGATCGTATGGGAGCCTTTGAAGACGGAACGTCCTTCCTGGCTGGCGTGCTCGCGAAGATCCCGGCGGATCTCCGATCACAGGTGCAGGCCGTCTTCGAGAAGCCGGAGGTCAAGGATGCCGTCATCCTCGTGGGGGACGGCGTCCTGGCTCGCTCGGACTACTCGAAGCACATGGACGATCTGAAGAAGCAGGGCGAGGCGGCCAAGGCGAAGCTCGACGAGGCCACCGCACTCTACACGAAGAACCAGGAGTGGTACACGAAGAACGAGGCGGCGCTCAAGGAGTACCCCACGCTCAAGACGAAGCTGGCGGCGCTCGAACAGGGCGGCGACGGGAACGGCGAGGGCGACCACCGCCCCCCGCCGGTGCTCGACAAAGACGCCATCCAGCAGCTCGTCGACTCCACGCTCACTGAGCGGGAACGCTCCTACGTCGACGTCGTCGCGTTCATGCAGGACACCGGCTTCACGCACCACCAACTGTTCGGCGAGCCGCTGAACATGCGCGAGCTGGTGGGGAACCCGAAACTCGGGAAGCCGATCGCCGGCCAGCCGGGGCGGGTCTTCTCCCTGCAGGATGCCTACAACGAGAAGTTCGGCGAGAAGGTCGCCGCGAAACACAAAGAGGCGGAAGACAAGCGGATCAACGACGAAGTGGAGAAGCGACTCGCCGAGAAGCTCAAGTCATCGATCGGCCAGCCCTTCCCACTGCGCGGTGGTCCCGGCCCCTCCGTCCTCGATGTCCTCGACACCAAAGAAGGTGCCGCGGCGCACACGCTCGACACCGCGGTCGCGGAGTACGAGCGGCTGCAGGCGACGCGCACCTCATAGGGAGGGTTTACCTGTGACTCGATGCCTCGGTCGACTGGACGCCGCCCTGCGGTGGCTGGCGGGACACCCCCGCCTGACCGCCTGCGCCGTGAGCCTCCTCCTCGGCCTCTTCCACCTCCTCCACCCCGATCGCGATCTCCTCGCGCCCCTGTCGCTCCTCGTCATCGGCGCGATTCAGCTCGACGACGTGAACACCGTCACGACCAAGGAGATCATGCCCGGGGTGGTCGACGGCTACTTCCGCGCCGGCCCCGTCATCGCGATGTGCAAGGCGCGCTTCACCCGCAAGTGGATCGGGCCGCAGATCCAGGAAAACTTCATGTTTAAGCCGATGCAGGGCGGCGCCTATAAGAAGGGCGCGACCTTCGACGTGAAGCGTCGGCAGACCCGCTCGGGGATGCTCTTCACCCCGCGCTACTACGAGGTGAACGTCACCGAGTTCCTGGAAGATCTCGAAGTCGAGATGGCCGGTCCGCGCGCCGCCTTCTCCGTCATCCGGACCGACATGCAGCAGGCGGCGCTGACCATCTCCGCGATGCTGGAGATCGCCGCGTTCCGCCACGGTCAGGCGCTCGCCGGCGACGACCGCTCGGCCGAGATCAACGGCTTCGAGGAGGCCCTCAACAACGGCGCCGATGCCTCCTGGGCGGGGAACGTCTTCCCCTCCTACGGCGGACAGACCCGCGCCGACGTCCTCCCGGCGCTCACGCCGCCCACAGGACTGGTCTCCGCCCTGAACACCACGATCTCCTACCGGGTGCTGCGCCACTCCTACTTTTCGACCGTCATCGGCAACGAGGCCCCCGGCGTGGGCGTCACGACCAACCGCCTGATGGGCTTCATCGCGGAGAATTTCCTCCCGCATCAGATCGTCGACACGACCCAGCCCGAGATCAACTGGCCGGGGCTGAAGTTCGACAAAGCGACGATCATGATGAGCCAGTACGCCCCGGGGCAGGACGGCGCGAACGATACCGATCTGGGCAATTACAACGCCTCGGGCGAGACCTTCGCGTGGCTGAACTTCGGCCCCCAGGGCGACGACGCGTACATCCGTTTCTACATCGCGCAATCCTCGAAGTTCGCCTTCGGCTTCACCGGCTTCAAGGGCGCGCGTGAGGACAACCAGGTCTCCGGGCAGATTCTGTTCGGCGGCAACCTGACCGTGAAGGCGCTCCGGCTCAGCCGGATCCTGCACGGCTTCACCGCCTAGAGGGAGGAGACGATGCCGAATCGCTTCGAGCAACCTGCCGTCTACCTCCAATCCGGCGACCCGGAGGCCGAAAACGTCCCGACGCTCGCCTACGGCGGGCAGCTCGGCGTCCGCTTCACGGTCATCCAGCCGCCGCGCGCCGCGGTGGGCGCGGAGGAAGGCCGTTCCAAACGCTATCAACTGATCAAGACCGACTCGACCATGTCGGTGGCGCCGTACAAAGGCGCGACCGGCTGGTGGTCGGACAAGACGCAGTACCTCGTGACGACCAACGCAACCAACCGAAACCGCGTCGCCGGAGTGTTCCAGAACGCCGTCACCCCCGGGAACTTCGGGTGTGTGCAGATCGGCGGGCCGGCGACCGTGAAGATCCTCGACGCCGACATGGCCGCGGTGGCGATCGGTGATGTGATCATCCCGTCGTCGACCAACAGCAAGGCGACGCGCGTCGCCGTGGGCACCGCGCCGACGCATACGATCATGGGGCAGGTCGCCGGCCCGCCGATCTCGACCGATCCGCCGAGCGCGACGGTCGTTGTGGATCTGGCGGTCCCCGAGACGACGTAGGAAGGGGTGACTGATGCCGCTCGATCGCAGCGTCGGGAACTACTTCGACAACACCAACGCGCACTTGGTACGGGTCGCGCGGTGGACGGGGCCGGCTTCCTACGCGACCGGCGGGGAGGACGTCAGCCCGTCGGTCTTCGGGCTGGGCAAGATCGTCGCGCTCCTCGCCGCGGTGATCACCGACGGGACGACGGTCCGGATTGGCGCGTGGAACATCACCACCAATCGTCTGGAGTGGATCGTCCCGTCGACCAACGCGGAGGTCGCCAACACGACGAACCTCTCGACCTTCACCGGATCGCTGGTGGTGTTCGGCAACTAGGCGCGCACCGCCGCGGCGGCGTCGGGGCAAACCCGCTGGGAACCGTCGTCCGCCCCGGACGGCGTGGTTGGGTGCCGACGCTGCCGTGGTGTTTCCTTGAGTCATGGCGCAAGACTTCGGCTACGCCTGGCGGACGGTCAAGCTGCACGTGCCGCTCGCGCCGACCTTCCTCGTGCGCGAGTGGGTGAACGACGCGTGGAAGACGCTCGCGCGCGTGCGGCACTGGACGTTCCTCAAGGGCGATCTCCGCCTGACGATCGGCGCCGCGCGTGCGATCGCGGCGGTGACGGTGACCAACGGCTCGGCCACGGTGACCTCGGCGGGACTCTTCGTCACGGGCGACGCCGGGCGGACCTTCCGCGTCACGTCCTACCCGGCCTACACGATTCTCGCGGTCCCCGACGTGAACACGCTCACACTCGACACGGCGTACGGCGAGACCTCCCAGGTCGGCGTCGCGGCGACTATCTACGACGGCTTCGCGACGCTCCCGGCCGACTTCGAGTCCTTCCGGCTCATCGCCGATCCCTACACCCAGCGCCGCCTCCCGTACTGGATCACCGAGGATCAGCTCAACATCCTCGACCCCTCGCGGACGGCGTCTGACTCCGGCCCGCGCGCGCTCATCGCGACGACGACCTCCCCAGTCGCCGCCACCCTCGCGCGGGTGCGCTACGAGTACTGGCCCCGTCCGACCGCCGCGCGCTCCTATCCGGCGCTCTACAACCGCCAGCCGCCCCGGCTCGACGACACCTCGACCTTCTCGGGCGTCCTCGCGGAAGGGGGCGAAGTCCTCGTCGCCGGCGCCCTCTGGCACGCGGCGTCCTGGCCGGGCACGGTCGATCAGCGCAACCCGTACTTCAATCTCGATCTCGCGAAGACCAAGCAGGCGGAGTTCTACGCCGGCGTCCAGCGCCTCAGTCTGCGCGACGACGACCAGTCCCCCGACGACCTCGCGACCGTCCACTGGGAACGCTGGCCCCTCGCCGATCTCGCATACAATGACCAGGCGCTGCGCAGCTCGGATGCCACGCTCGCCGACTTCTACTGACGGAGGGTCTCGATGGGTGATCTGAAGACGCCGTTCAACAACCCGATCTACCCGGATACGTCCGATCTCGCCGGCGCCGGGGTGACCTCGCGCGGCTCCGATCCGAACGCCGAGGGCGACAACAACGCCGGCGAGGGACTCACCGGCATCCCGTGGGACGGCGCCAAGCAGCCCGTCACCCGCACCGAGACCGCCGAGTCCGCCAACTCGGTCTCCGGCCTCCCGTCCCTCCCGACGCGCTTCGAGCCGAACGAGACGCCCCCGGAGCCGCCGAACCTCACGTCCCGCTCACCGCAGAACGTCGACAAATAGGGAGGAGGGATGGCCGCCCGGTCCCTGCAGCTCGCCCTCGCCGGCGCCGCCAAGCGTGTCAGCGATGCCTATGGCGGCCCCGCCGGCGCCATCGACGCCGTCTCCGACATCCCGTATCGCCAGCTCCTCCTCCAGGCGGAGACCGGCGCGATCCAGATCGGCTCGGCCAACACCGTCAGCGCCACCGTCTACGGCAACTCCATCGCGGTCGCCGGCACGCTCACCCTCGGCCCCTTCGAGACCGGCCCCTTGAAACTCTCCGATCTCTGGGCCTTCGGCACCGGCACCCTGCACATCCTGGGGATCCCGTACTGAGTCGCCGATGCAGCGGGGGAATGTTTTCCCGACGCGATCGGATCCGGCGACGCACTTCCTCGCCGCCATCACGACCGGGCAGTCCGTCGCCGAGCACCTCCCGATTATTTCCGCCGTCTCCGCCGGGATGCACTCCCGCTCGATCATCCGACACCTAGTGTTCTTCTCGGTGCAGAACCTCGCCTGGGAGCTGGTGTTCTTCGGGCGCCGGACGCTCACCGGCGCGTCCCTCGGTGAAGACAGCTTCCTCGCCTCCTACCGCTTCACCGCCTCGGACGGCGTCCAGTACGCCGCCAATGCCGCCTTCGTCTACCAGGCGACCAACGTCGACCTCCCCTATGCGGACTTCGACGTCGAGGACCCGTCCATCCCGCTCGCCGATCGCGGCGGGAAGTGGCACGTCCTCCTGATCAACCGCTCTCCGACGGCGAAGCTCGCGAACGCCGCCGGCGCGGTCCGCCTCGTCGGCTACTTCGAGCCGACCTACGGCTAGGCGCGGCGCCATGAGCCTCGATCCCACCGTTCACAAAGTCGTCCTGACCTCCGCCGACGGATCGCTCGAAACCCTGGTCTCGACCGCGGCGCCCGGCGCGTCTGATCCGGGGCTGGTCGTCCGGACCATCGGCGGGGGAGGCGGCGGCGGGGACGGCGCCCTCCTCGACGGGGTGGATCCCGCGATCAAGGCGACCGTCTTCGACTTCGCCAACTCCAACCCGGTCGCGGTGACCCTGCGCGACACCGCCGGCGACCCGGTCTCGGTCGGCGGTGGGACGCAGTACACCGAGGACGACGCCTCAGCCGCCAACCCGACCGGCACGCAACTCATCGCGCGGCGTCGCGACACCCTCGCCTCGGAGACCTCCGCCGACGGCGACGTCACCGCCCTCAACAGCACGGCGAAGGGCGAACTCTACGTCAAGCAGTCCGACCAGATCACCGTCATCGGCACGAAGACCGCCGACTACGACACCGGCGCCGGCACCGACACGGTGACGATGTTCGGCGTCGCGCTCCCCGCCTCCGGCGGCGCCGTCGCTGGCGGCACCGTCACCAACCCGATCCGATCGCGTGAGACCAATGTGATCCTGTCGGGGACGGCGCCGACCGGGTCGGAGAATCTCTTCCCGATTGGCATCTCGTCCAACGGGGGATCGTCGTGGGAACCGCTCCAGGTGCCCATCGACGTGCAGGGGACCAAGACCGCCGACTACGACACCGGGGCGGGTATTGATCCGGTGACGATGTTCGGTCTGGCGCTGCCGGGGAGCGGTGGGGCGGTGCCCGGCGGGACCGCGACCAATCCGGTGCAGGTCGCCGGCGCCGTCACCGCCAACGCCGGGACGAACCTCAATACCTCCGCCTTGGCCCTGGAGACCACGCAGGCCGTTAACGCTGGACATCTCCAGGCGATCGAAGACACTTCTAGCACGACCTCGCTGGCGGCGCACAACGAAGACGCCGCTTCGCTCTCAGGCGACATCGGCATGGGCGCGCTGGCGATCCGCAAGGCCACCCCCGCCAACACCTCCAACACGGATGGCGACTACGAGTTCCTGCAGATGTCGGCGGGGCGGCTCTGGGCCTCGGCCACCATCGACGCTCCCCTCCCGGCCGGATCGAACGTCATCGGCGCCGTCACCGCCAACGCCGGCACCAATCTCAATACCTCAGCCCTCCTCCTCGACGCGACCTTCACGGGCCGGATCAACACCCAGGGTCAGAAGACGATGGCGGCCTCGACGCCGGTCGTCCTCGCCTCGGATCAGTCCGCCGTTCCGGTCTCCGGCACGACCACGAGCAACCAGGGGTCGGCGGGGTCCGCCGATTGGCGGATGGATCTGCGGCGGGGTCTGGCGCTCAACTTCGCAGCGATCGACGTCGCGGCCAGCGGCGATAACACGCTCGTCGCCGCCGACGCGACGCGGAAGGTCAAAGTCCTGAGCTACGTCCTCGTGGCGGACGCCGCCGTCACCGCCCGCTGGAAGTCCGGCGCCGCGGGCAATCTGAGCGGGGCGATGAGTCTGGCGGCCAACGGCGGCGCGGTCGCCCCCGCGATTGCCCCCGGCCAAGGCCATTGGCTGGAGACCGCCGTGAATCAGGCGCTCGTCCTGAATCTGGGCGGCGCGGTCGGCGTCCGCGGCCATCTCTCGTACGTCCTGGAGGCGTGATGGGCGCGCAAGGCACGGCGATTCTGGACTTCGGCGCGTTCCCCGGGAAGTCCGACGCCTCGGTCGCGGTGACGGGGCAGGCCGGCATCGTCGCCGGCTCGCTCGTCGAGGCGTGGATCCGCCCCGTGGCGACGGCCGATCACACCGACACCGAGCACATGGTCGAGACCCTGGCGGTGTTCGCCGCGGACATCGTCGCCGGGACCGGCTTCACGATCTACGGCTTCAACACGAGCCAACTGACCGAAGGACTCCAGCCGGGGGGCGAGGGAGCCGCCGCGACGGGCGCGATCGGGGCGCCCTCCGGTGACGGGATGCCACGCGTCGGTGGGTACGGCACTCGGCTCTACGGGCAATGGACCATCGCGTGGGTCTGGAACTGAGGATCTGATGGCGATTCAACTCCAAGGCAACAGCGGCATCGTGGCGGATGTGGCCGGGACGACATTCCGGGCGGCCAAGGTCGCCTGCTATCCCATCGAGTACGGCGCGCTCGGCCACTATCGTATCCAGTCGATGACGGGGACGCTGGCGGCGACCTTAGCTGCCGGCACCGCGACTGCGGGGCACGTCTTCGCCTTTCGCTGGGGGGACGCGACCCGGTTCGCCGTCCTGACCAAGTTCAAGACCCGCTTTCTGCCGCTGACGCTGTTTACCGCGGCGACGCTCACCGATCACACCTCGTTCGACGCGTTCATCGTGCGCAGCTATACCGGGTCGCACACCGGCGGGACGACCCTCACGCCCACGGGCAACAACGCCAAGCTGCGGACTAGCATGGGCACGTCGCTGGTGACCGACGTGCGGATCGCGACCACGGGGGCGCTCACCGCCGGCACGCACACCTTCGACGCGTTCCCGTTTGCCCAGTCGCTGCGGAAAGGCAACCGGGTCAATCCGGCCGCCGCGACCGAAGAAGTCATCATGCCGACGTTTGACGGCATGGATCTGGACTTCTCGATGGCCGACGGCGACCATCCGATCGTGCTCGCGCAGAACGAAGGGGTCGTCGTCAGGAACCGCACCGTCTGGCCCGCGGCGGGCACGGGGATTCTCACGGTCCTGATCGCGTGGGCGGAAGTGGCGGCGTTCTGATGAGCCTCCTCCTTTCCCGGGTCGGAGCGCCGCCCGCCCCGAGTGTGACGCCGCTGCGGACCCTCATGGGTGTGGGGATCGCGCTCGTCCTCGCTATAATCGGCCGGCATCCTTGGCGTCTGTCCAGCCCTCGCCGATCTTGACGGTCGAAGGAGTGTTTCATGGCGAACTACGCCGTTCAGCTCAACCGCACCGCCTCCACCACCGCCTCGCTCGGCACCTGGGTGGCCGACGCGACCCGCCCGCGCCGGCTGGAGATCTTCGATCTGATCTTCGGCTCCGAGGCGGCGCCGGCGGACAATGCCTTCCTCTGGCTGCTGCAGCGCTGCACCGCCCCCGGCACCAACACGCCGGTCACCCCGCAGCCGCTCGATCCCGCCGACGCCGCGACTGAGTCCGACTCGGGCGAGCTGAACACCGTCGAGCCGACCTACACCGCCAACGCGGTGATGCTCGCGATCCCGGCGAATCAGCGTGCGACGATCCGCTGGCAGGCGGTCCGCGACGATTGCCGGATTACGACCCCGGCGACCGCCTCCAACGGGGTCGGCATCCAGACGCCCACCGCCTCCGCGGTGGCGATCTCGGCGACCGTCCACGCCAACGAGCGGTAGGGATGCGCGCGCCTGGCGGGTATCTCACGATCACCGACCCCGACGGACCGACGCCGTTCGCCGAGTTCGACACGATCTCCTGCGGGCATTGCCACAAGATCGTCCTGGTGAAGCCCCGCACCGCCTCGACGATCTACCTGATCCCGCTTGGCCCGTCGGGACAGTTCCGCGAGGAGCCCGGCGCCTTCTGTCTGGTCTGCATGAGACCCGTCTGCCTCCCGTGCCACGGCGACGGTCGCTGTCTCCCGTGGGAGCGGCGGCTCGCGCGCAGCGAAGCCCGAGACCGCCTCCGCCGCGCCGCCGGAGTCTGATCGATGGATCCCTCGAACTGGCTGCCGTACTGGAGTGAGGTCCTCTCCCGGCGGGACCGCCCGCGCGAGGCCCTCACCGCCTGGGAGCCCTTCGCCGCCGCCTACACCCCGGCGCCGAACATCCTCGCCTCCCTGACCTTCTTCCCACTCCTCCCGCCGCCGCAGCGCCCGCTCCGCCCGGTCGGCACGCGTCTGGAGATCGTCGTCCCATTCGACGTCCCCACCGTGGTCGCGCCCGACGCCTGGCTGCCGCTCCTCGCCGGCCCGCTTCCCCGCCCCGCCCGGCCGCGCATCGAGCTGACGATGATCGACCCGACCTACGGCGCGCAGCTCCGTCAAGCCGCGACAATGAGCTGGGCGCCGATCACCTCCGCCCCCGCTCGGCCGACCCGATCCGTCCCGACGGCGTTCTCCACCCCCTCGGCGATCCTCACCGCGATCCCGGGCATCATCCCGGCAATCCCCTGCGTCGAGTTGCGCGACCGCTCCATCGCCGCCTCCGCCCTCACTGCCCAGGCGGTGACCGCCCCAGACCTCCTCGCCGAGTCCCTCGCCGTCTCGCGCCTCGTCAGCGAGGATCTATGCTGAGCCTCTCGCTCGACCCCTTGGTCTTCCCGATCGCCGAGAAAGCCACCGGCACCTACACCGCGACTCTCGTCGGCAACGACGGCGTCACGCCGATCCCGTTCGCCGCCCTCCTCACCCTGACCCTCACCCTCTACGTCATCAAGCAGGACGGCACCGACTCGCTCATCCGCAATCACCAGAACGTCCTCAACGTCAACAACGTCACCGTGGACGCGACCTCCGGACTCCTCACCTGGGTCATCCAGACGACCGACACGACCCTCATCGAAGCCGTCCCGGTCGAGCGCCATATCGCGCTCTTCGAGTGGACGACCGCCGCGATCGCCGGGAAGCATGAGGTCGTCCTCGCGGTGAAGAACCTCCGCCAAGTCACCTAATCGGGGCGCGATGGGGACGCCCTACGTCGCTCAGTACCTGATCATCCTCGGGGACGCGACCCAAGTCGCCGCCCTCCAGGCGCAGTTCCCCACCGGCATCCAGACCGCGCCCCGGACCGCCGCCGCGACCTACAGCGCGCCGATCGCTGGCATCGACACCCCTACCGTCATCGTCCCGCGCGTCCAACTCGCGCTCGACGTCTTCGCGTGGGCCTCGGCGACGACCCATCTCAGCGAGGATCGGTTCAGCTTCACCTACGCCGCCGGGACTCCGTGGGCGCAGCCCTACGACGCCACCTGGGTGGGGACCTTCCTGCACGAAGGCCCCGGCATCCCCCCCTCGGGTGAGCCGGCGATCTGGGTCGGCCGCCGCCGCTGGATCGACGGCTTCGAGGGGCCGGAGTCGACCGTCGCCTCGACCAATAGCGGGGTCTCGCGCGCGGCCTCGCGTACCCCCGAAGGTCGCGGCATGGCGTACCGCGGCGCCGCGGTCACCCGGACGAAGACCGTCCCGGTCTCCACGCGCCTCTCGTGGGAACGCTTCTATATCCGGCTCCTCAAGCTCCCCTCCGGCAACGAACTCTGCTGGAACGCGCGGGGCTCGGGTGAAGGCACGCCGGCTCTGCACATCGACGTCCTCCCGAGTGGGGCGCTCGCCGCCTACAGCCTCGGCAACGGCGTCTTCCCCGGCGATCTTCTCGGCACCTCTTCGATTCTCACGCTCAACCGCTGGTACCGGATCGACTTCGGGTTCTTCTTCCTCCACGATCTCGATCCGGGTGTTCCGGTCGTGCCGGAGGCCGGATCCAACTCCGCCAGCCTCTATCTCGACGGCGTGGGGCAGTTCACCGCTGGCGGGGTCCTCGGTCGAGGGCTCGGGCTCGATCAGCTCCACTCCCAGAGCCAGATTGGCAACCCGCTCACCCAGGGCGGAACCAACGACGGCGAATGGGATCTCGACGACTGGATCAACGCCGAGGGGGTCTGCTTCCTCGGCGACGACGCCTGTCAGGTGGTGGGGGGCGGATCGGCGACGTGTCGCTTCCCGGGCAACCCGCTCGCGCTCGGCAGCCACATCCGGCTCGTCCGCGCGACCCGGTTCACACCGGATCACAACGCCGTCGCCTGGCCGGGCGACTTCCGGACCCTCCTCGATCTCCCCCGGGAGGATCTCCCGATCGCGAGCGTCCTGACGACCACCTCCCCAGGAGCCCTCGCTGGCGTCGAGACCGACTACCAGGATGAACAGCGCGGCTGTCCGGCGTTCGCGGTCGGCGGCGCCTTCCTGACATCACCGGTCGGCCAGACCGAGCAGATCGGCTACAAGACCGCCAGCAGCGGGATCACGCTCACGCCGACCGTGATCACGAGTGCGTTTCAGTGGATCTACGCCGCCTTCACTCTCGCAGCGCAGCAGCCTCTCCCCCTCTCCAATCTGACGTCCGTCAACCTCTACCTCCAGAAAGACGGGACCGCCTCCACCGTCAGCCTGCAGAATCTCCTCGCCGCGGCGGAGTTCCTCGGCGTCTGGGGGGCGGAGGATCTCGACCCGACCAAGCCCGTCGCCGTCCCGCCCCGCCTCGGGATCCACAACGCGCCCTACGGGCAGAGCGGCGAATCCCTCTCGATCACCCCGCCGGTCGGGATCCTCGCGGTCATGGCCGGGACCTACGTCGGCAACGGCACGGGTCAAGACATCCTCCTCCCCCACGCCGTCCACTGGTGGTACGTCCGCCCCTTGACCGGCGCCGTCTCCGGCGTCCGCTGGGTCACCTCGATGGTCGGCGCGCACGAGAACGTCGGATCGCGCTTCCAGGCCGACCGCCTCCCCCAAGCCCTCCTCGACAGTCAAGACGGCCCCTGTCGCCTCCGCCTCGGCACCGGCAACGCCGCCTCGAACGCCGCCGGGGTGACCTACCAATACGTCGCCGTCAGCGATCCGGCGCTGCGCTACCTCCTCAATGGGGCCTTCGCGCACGAGTCGGGCACGGCCACCGCGTCGAATCCGCTCATCGATCCGACCTACCTCCCCGACGCGGCCTTCTTCGCGCTGGAGTCGGACGCGAGCGGCGGATCCTCTGGCGGGTGCTACTACCGAGGCCCGGGGCACGCCGGCAACGACGGCTCGCCCCTTGACGGCGCCACTGTCGCGACGGTGGCTGCCTTCGCCTCGGGCGCGATCACCTCCCTCGCCACCCTCAACAACGCCGCCGCGACGAACAACATCGCCTACAACTGCTGGCGCCGGGACGACGGCTCGGGCGTGACCGGCTGGTTCGACGTCACCTCCTACGTCGGGAACGGCGCCGGTGGGACGCGCTACATTTCGGTCCGGCTCAACGGTCAGCCTCCCGGCGTCTTCGCCCTCGTCGTCCCGCACAACGCCGCCGCCTTCGTCCGCGATCCCTCCGAGACCGGCACCACCAGCCGTCCCTTCAACAACATCAACACGACCTCGGCGACCGCGATCGTCGATGTCTCGCGCCCGGATCAGATCGGCGTCGGGACCACCCTCAATGCCAACGGGGTGGTCTATGATGTCTTCGTGATCGGGGGGACGGGGAACGGCGTCTTCTATCCGGTCGCCCCGCGTGTGCGTCCCACGCCGGGGCCGTGGACGGCGCCCGCCCCCACGATCCCCGATCTCGGCAATCAAAGCTGCGCGGCGCCCTCAGACGGCGCCGTCACCTCCGGCCAAGGCTGCGCGGCCCCCCTCCTCCCCTAACCCATGCCCTACACCACCGTCTCGCTCGCCGATCTCAAGGTCCTGATGGCGGCCCGGTGGGACGCGAGCGTGTTCTGGTCCGACGACGAGGCGCGGCTCGCGATGAACGAGACGCTGCGCGACTGGAACCTGCTGACGGGGCGGTGGCGGCGATCGGTCGTCCTCTCGACCGCGGCGGCGACGCCCGAAGTCTCCCTCCCCTCGACCCTCACCTACGGGATGCGGGTGCGGGTGGGGACGGTCCCGCTGGTCGCGACCTCCTACACCGAACTCGATCTCGCCCGCCCGACCTGGCGCGGCGAGACCACCGCCTCCGGCGGCGACGTCCCCACCACCCCGATCCTCTGGGCGCCGATCTCCCTGACCCAGATCGCGATCTGGCCCTCGACCGCGGGAGTCGGCGTGAACAACGTCCTGGTCGACGGCGTCTCGGCCACCCCGGTCCTCTCGGAGGACGCCGACACGGTGGATCTCGGCGACGAGATCCTCGACGTGGTGGTGGACTGCGCCATCCATAACGCGGCCTTCAAGGAAGGCGGCGCGCGCTGGCAGGCGACCATCCTCTTCTTCCACGCCTTCTTCCGTGCCGCCGCCGAGGAGAATCAGCTCCTCAAGGCGAAGCAGATCTACAAGCGGTTCGCGGGACTGGATCGCACACGGGATCTCGCGCCGACCCGCACGGGGCGCGTGCAGCTCGCCCCGTCAGATCTCCCGCTCCTCCTCGGAGGTGATCAGTGACCGATCAGGAGATCCTCACCGAGATCCAGCTTGCGCTCCTGGAGCCGCCCGACGGTGGGGCGTCCTTCCCCTCCGAGGTCTGGACGCGCGACGAAGTCCTCGACGCCCTCAACTCGTCGATCCGATCGCTGGTCCGATCCACTCGCGTGCTCGTACTGCGCACCGAGATCCCGGTCCTCGCCAATGCGACCTCCGTCAGCCATCCCGCCGACTGGCTCGCCACCGTCTGGATGTCCTGGCGCACGCTCGCGGGCGTCCGCAGCCCCCTCCCCTCCGCCGACGCCTTCGAGGCCGATCTCGCGCTGCCTGGCTGGGAGACCACCACCTCGGTTCCGATCGCCTATGCCGATCTCGACCGTACGACCCTGACCTTCCGGCTCATCCCGACGCCGATCGCCGACGGGACCGTCGAACTCCTCTACGCGCCCCGCCCGGCGGAACTCGCTGGCGCGAACCTCCCGCTGCCCCTCCCCGATGAACTCGCGTCGGGCGAGAAGTACGGCACCCTGAGTACACTCCTCTCGAAGGTCGGGCGGCTGCAGGATCCCGCCCGCGCGGTCTACTGTGATCAGCGCGTCGCGCTGGTGGAGCTGGCGGCGGATCTCCTCCTGAAAGGCGGCCTGTAGTGCCCGAGCAGACCACCAAACGTGGCGACCGAATCACCGCCGCCGACTTCACCGGAGCCTTCGAGAACCATCTCGTCCGCCTCGGCGCCGGCGGCTGGAACCTCAAAGACGAACTCGACGTCATCCCGCCCGAGCAGGCGTCCCGCCTCACCAACGTCGATCACGACCAGACCGGCGCGGTGACCTCCCGCCCGGGGCAGACCAGCTTCGCGACCGGTGGCACGATCCATCACTCAGTTCGCAAGATCCTCGTTCCCTCCACCGGCGTCCCGACGCGCTTCTGGGGCATCGACACCTCGCTCTATCGTGGGGCGTCCGGCGCGCTCGCCTCGATCGACACCGGCTACTCCGGCGACCCCTTGGCTCTCGTCCCCCACCACCCGCCGCTCTCAGGCGAGCCGTGGATGTTCGTCGCCGACCGATCGCGGATGCGCAAGGCCCGGGCGTCTGACGGACTGGTCCTCCCGATCGGGCTCGCCGCCCCCACCGCCGCCGTGACCGCGACTCTCGGCATCGAGCATCGTCGCGCGATCTGTGCCTTCGATTCGACCGACGGGACGCAGGCCTCCGCGTGGGTCGCGGTCGCCGGCAGCGATGAGCACGGCCATCCTTCCGGCCTCCCCAACGCTGTCGACGAATCGAGCAGTCCAGGCGGCACGCCCGACGTCTACTTCACCACGCTCGACAACCCGTCGATCGACTCCGCCTACGACTCGTGGTTCGGGCTGACGAAGGCCGTCGATCTCTCGACCCTCTCGCCGGTTTCCGGGGGCGGCGGTCCGATCCCCGCCTCCGATGACGACATCCTGCATCTCTGGCTGAAGACCGCCCGGCCGCAGTTCGTCCGCGAGATCCGCGTCTACGTCGTCGTCTCGGCGGGGTTCGTCCCCGGCGACACCCACCTTCCCGGCACGCCCGGCTCGGCCAACACCGACGCGTACGTGAAGGGCTTCCGCCAGAACGACTTCGTGCAGTTCATCCAGGCCGCGCAGACCCAGATCGACGCGGCGGAGACGGCGCGAATCTTCGCCCTGCGCGACGAAGACCTCGAAGACCGCGCGACCGATGACGACCGGACCTCCTGGGCGAATGCTCGCGCGGTGATTGATCCGCTCCGAGGCCGCTCCCTCCAGCTCGGCGGCGGGGCGGAGCAGTGGTTCGAGCTGGGCTCGATCGGGCTCCCCATGCGGCGGGGCGACTTCCAGCGCATCGGCGCCACCGCGGGCCGCGACTGGTCGACGATGACCGGCCTCATCGTCTACGTGAAGCTCGACGTCACGGCGACCGAGCGGATCGCCTCCTTCGCGATGGACGACTTCTACCTGACTGGCGGCTACGGCCCCGACACCGTCGAGCCGGGCGCGCAGCAGTACGACTACCGGGTGACGAACTACGACCCCCGAACCGGCGCCGAGAGTAATGGCTCCCCGACGATGTCGACCGGGCTGGTGGACTCGCGCCGGCAGCAGATCACCGTCACGCCGGCGGCGGCCTCCGATGCCGCCTTGCGCCAGCGGATCTACCGCCGCGGCGGATCCCTCATCGACAACTGGTTCTTCGTCGGCACCAACACCTCGAACGGCGGGACCTTCAGCGACCAACTCTCGGACGACGCGATCAGCGCCGCCGGGACCCTCCCGATCGATCACTTCCAGCCGGTCCCCACCGTCGACGCCGCCGGCGCGACCGTCCTCGCGCAGCCGGTCGCCGCCCTCTGGGGACCGATCGAGGGGATGCTCCTGGCGTGCGGCGATCCGCTCCGCCCCGGCCATCTCTACTGGTCACTGCCCGACGCGCCCGATCACTGGTCAGCGACCTCCAACAAGGAGATCTGCCCGCCCTCGGAAGAACTCATGGCGGGGGATCTCGTCGGGTCGCAGGCGTTCGTCTTCTCCCGCGAGCGGCTCTATCTGCTCTACCCGTCGCTCACCGGCACGGCGACCATCGACTACGCGCCCTCCCTCTGCACGCGCGGGATCCCCTCCCGGTGGGCATTCTGCGTCGGCCCGGGCGGGATCTATTTCTACGCAGAAGGCGAGGGGATCTTCGTCACCCAGGGCGGCCCCGAGACCTGGATCTCGCGCGACATCGATCCGCTCTTCCAGGGTCAGACCCGCTACGGCTACCCGCCGATCGACACGGCGACCACCGCCCGGTCCGCCATCCGCCTCACCGCCTGGGAGAACAAGATCTACTTCACCTACCAGGCGACCGACGGCTCGCGCTGGACGCTCGTCTACCATCTCCTGCAGCAGTTCTGGCGGCCCTACAAGTTCGGCCGGGCTGTGGTGACGGTCCAAGGTCTCGAAGAACCCGATCTCCTCCTCGGCGGCGCCGTCGGCGCGACCTACACCCACACCGGGTTCAGCGACGACGGGCTCGCGATCGCCAGCGCCTACCGGACCGGCGCCTTCACCGGCGGGCGGCGCGAAGAGAAACTCTTCGGCGATCAGATCCTCGACGCCGACCGCGCGGGGATGGTCCTGAGCGTCCAGAACTTCCTCAACGAGGAGACGACCAGCAACACGCCGGTGACGATCGGCGAGGGGGCTGGGCGTCAGCGGTACGTTCTCGATCCGTTCGGCGAGATCCCGCAGAAGGCCCACTCGATCTCGACCGAGATCGCGTGGTCTTCCGCCTCCGCCGCCCCGACCCTCTATCAGCTCGGGTACGCGATCACCCTGCAGCCCGACCTCACCACCCGCCGGGTGACCAACTGGGACGACCTCGGCTACCCGGACGAGTTCTGGCTCACCGGTATCACCCTGGACGTCGACACCGGGAATGTCGCGCGCACGATCCTCGTCGAGCGCGACTTCGGCGGCGTCCGTTCGACCGTCGCGACGCTCACCGTCCAGGCCGACGGTCGGCACAAGCTGAAGTTCTCCTGGGCGGCGGTCTCGGCGAACCAGGTCCGGATCCGCCCCTCTGACGAGTGCAAGTTCTGGCTCCTCTACCGCGCCGACTGGATCGTCCAGCCCGAGCCGCCGCGCGTCGCCGCCTGGGACGTCCACTTCGAGAACGCCTGGGATCAGTCCCACACCGGACTGGATCTCTACTGCGACACCCTTGGGCTGACCAAGCAGGTCGAGGTTTACGTCGACAACGTCCGGCAGAACGACCCCGCGACCGGGCTGACCTTCTTCTCGGTCACCGCCAACGGGCGCAAGGTCGTCCACCTCACGCTCCCCTGGGGGCGCGGGCACGTCTACCGATTCGTCGCGATCGACGCCAATCCCGGGCTGCTTTACTCGCACCGGTGGCATCTCGACCCCGAGCCCTCCGAGCAGACCAACTGGAACCAGAACTTCTCGATCTACGGATCGCGCGCCGACAAGTGGCTCAAGGCGGTCGTCTTCGAGTGCGACACCTTCGGGCAGAACAAGTCGGTGACGATCGAAGCTGATGGGGTGGTGGTCGAGACCCTGATCATCAATGCGTCAGGACGGAAGGTCGTCCAGAAGGCGCTCTCGACCGAGCGGCTCGGGCGGGTCTGGCGGCTCTTCCCGACCGACTCAAATCCGGGAAGGCTCTACTCGGTCCAACCAGTCTTCGATGAGGAGCCCTTCCAGCTCGATCGCTGGGAGACGCAGGAGGTGAACTACGGGCTCCCGGGGTGGTTCTACCCGACCTACGGGCATCTGGTGCTGAAGTCCTCCGCCCCGGTGATCCTCAGTCTCACCCGGCAGCTCAATCAGCGCGGGCTCACCCGAACCGAGACCTACGAGATCCCGTCGACCGGGGGGCAGAAGATCCGCCACTACCAGACCTTCCGCGCGGGGCGGGACGTCCTGCACAAGTGGGTCCTCAGCTCCGCCCAGCCCTTCTGGCTCTACCGCGATGAGACGGTAGTCTTCATCCAGCCGTGGGGCGCGGATCAGCCGGCGGTCCTCCGGCCCTTCGGCAACTCCGGCGAGGATCCAACCCGGAACATGGTCTCCTCCTATGCGGCGGCGACGGCTTCTGGCGGGAGCGCCGCCGAATGACGCCGGTCACCGAGGTCAGCGTCGAGACGCTGAAGCGCGTCTACCCGCACCTGGATCAGGTCACCGACTGGGCGGCGCAGACCACCCTCCGACTGCTCTGGGACCGGGTCGTCGGACTGGAGGAGCAGCTCACCGCGGCCCAGGCGACGATCACGCAGCTCGTCGCGGCGGCCAACACCACCGAGTCGACCGCCGCCGCGGCCCTGCTCAAGGCGAAGGCGTCGCTCGCGCTCAGTCTCCGGCCGGGCGAAGCGGCCACCTCCGCGCCGAGCGGGACGCCCACCGACGGCACCACCGCCCCGCCCGCCGGCACCGACGACGGCGGCGCCGGGCAGATCGGCTGCGCGGCGGCGGGCTCCTCCGGGCATGACACCGGCGGGCTCCTCAACGCGATCCGGGCGGGACAGATCACCTGCGGGACCGGCAACGAGTTCTCCGCCCTGAAGAATCCGACCGCGACGCTCGCCGCCCGGCAGTCCAACGTCCTCCAGCTCCTCCTCCGGATGATCTGGCATCTCCAGACGGCCGGCTTCCTCGCGGGGCGGCAGCGCACCCCGGCGGACACCATCGCGACCGACCAGCTCACGGTGGAAGTCGACGGCGTGATCCGCGCCTACCGGGTGTTCGCCAATCCCGACAGCTTCACCGATCCGCTGGTCACGACGATGGAGGAGGTCAGCCCGGCGCAGCTCCTCTCGGACGGGGGCCTCCCCGACTCATGACGAACTTCCTCCGCGTCGTGCCCGCCGAGCGGCTCCTGCCCCTCCCGCTCTCCACCTCCCCGACGGACATCGTCACCGGGACGGGCTGGCAGCCGGCCTCCGCGCTCTTCTCGGCCGGCGTGGCGCAGCCTCCGACTGCGACGCTCTCGGTCGTCTCCACCGGCGCGGTGACAGCGCTGGCCATCCCCTCGGGCACCGGCGATCTCGTCATCTACGCCGACAACGCCTCGCTCCTCGACGTCCAGGGGATCACCGCCGGGATTGCGAATCAGCGCCTCCGGATCGTGTCG